CTCGATGCCGGCCATGGTTACAGGTCCTCCGGGTCTTCGCGCAGTCGGCGGCGAATCTCGGTCATCATCGCCGTGGCCAGCGGGTCGGGCAGGCGGGCGCGCTTGCGCTCGACCGTCTCCCGGGTGCGCGCGGCCACGCTGCGCCCGGGCGGGTAGCTCCAGCCCGGATCGACGCCTGCGGGCACATCCTCCTGACGCGCGCCGGTCGGGTCCTGCCACGGCTCGCGCTCCACGCTCGGGGCGCTGTCCGGGCCATCCTTGCCCAGCCGGGGAAGATCGTCCGGCCCCACGGCCACCACCTTGCAACTGCAGCCCCAGCCGTTGGGCGGGTAGTGCTCCTCCCACCACGGGTCATCGGCGGGCAGCACCAGGCCGTCCCATTCCAGGTGCTCCGGGCGCGGGTCGGCACTGCCGCCGTGCAGGTAGCGCCAGTACGGGCGCGTTCGCAACAGGTCGGGGTCGGTCAGCTGGGCGTGGCGGCCAGCGGCGTAGGCGGTGCGCAGGTTGGTCTCGTAGATCACCCGGGTGCGCCACCCCCGGCCGCCCCGGTACTCCCACCCGGTGCGCTCCACGGTCTCGTCGAAGCGCTCACGAAACTGCGCCAGGGTGGTGCCCTGACTGATCGCCTCGTCCACGGCCGCGCGCAGATCGTTCAGCAGATCAGCCTTGGCCGCACCGGCGACCATGAAGGCACTGTCGTGGGCCTGCTTCCACACGTCGGTCCAGCGCTCGGACGGCAGGCTCACCTTGTTGCGGAAAAAGGCGATCGCCTCCTCGAAAGGCAGGTCGCGGTACTCGATGGCCATCACTCGCCCTCGCTCACGTCAGCCCGCCCGGCCAGCTCGGCGGCGGCGATGGCCTTCTGCATCACCTGGGCCAGCTGGTCGCTGGGCATGTCCTCGTACAGGTTCAGCAATCCGTCGCGCAACTCCTCCATGCTGCCTGCACTTTCCACCAGGCGGCGCACCGGCTCCATCAGCTCGGCCCACGCGGGCTCGGCTTCGCGCTCCAGGCGGTCGGCCATCTGGTCGCCTCGCCGCTTGGCGCTGGCGCCGTCGCGCTCGGCAAAGCCCAGCGACGGCTGCGGCGCTGGCCGGGTGTCCAGCTCGAAGCCCTCGCCGTAGTGCTGCTCCACGTACTTCAGGGTGGGCCGGTATCCCAGGCGGGCGATGCGCTCGTCGCGCTCGGCCAGCTTGTTCAGATCCTCGGGCTGCTCCATCTTGCGCCACACGCGCGGGGCCTTGGCGCTGGGGTAGTTCCACTCGGTCAGCCAGCGCGCCACGCTCTGGTTGAAGCTCTCGCACACTACGTCGGCATCGGCCTTCACGATGTCGTCGCGCACATCGCTGGCCATGTCCTCGCCGCCCAGGCGGCCGGGAGCGCTCTCGCTGCTGCCGGTGTGACCCAGGACCACTTTGGCGATCGCCCGGTCCATGCGGTCATACAGCGAGGTGTAATCGCCGGTACCGGAGCGCGCCGCCTCGATCAGTTCGATCTGCATGCCCTCGGGTACGATCACGCCGGAGTCGGAATGCACCGCCTGCAGGGCCTGCAACAGGCGCTGCTTTTGCGCCTCGGTGCTCGACTGCGGGAACGTGCCCTTGGCCGTGGGCTGGCCGAACTTGTCCAGGAACACCAGCCACAGGCGCAGGCCGTTGCGCTTGAAGAACACCGGCCAGTACAGCCAGTGCCCCAAACCCTGTCCGTAGGGCTCGTCGTCGTGGTCCGCGCCGGTGCTGAAGGTCCAGAACTTGCGATCGGGCAGCAGCTCGCCCTCGGGCGTGCTCGCGGTCAGCAGGCGCAGCCGCCCGGCGCCGTCGAAGCGAAAGCGGCGGCGGTTGCGCACCTTGAGCGCGTCCAGGGTCACGTGGCGGCCGTCGCGCCCCCACAGGCACTCGGCCACGGCGTAGCCGTAGAACACGCCGTACAGCATGCCGCTGGTCACCCGGTCGAAGCGGATCTGCACCAGCTGCTCGCGCATGAAGTCGGCGGCGGCCTTGTCCTGGCGGCTCTGGCCGCCGGGCAACACCTCCCACTCGGCGGACGTGACCGCCAGCTGGCGCTGCTGCCAGGTGGCTTTCACCTGATCGTCGCGCAGCAGCTCCTGGTACAGCCGCAGATCGCCACCGCCTCGGGTGGCCAGCACGGTATCCGTGGGCTGCAGCAGCTGCAGCGGGGAGACGTACCCCCGGGTAATGTCGCGGCCATCCAGCGTGGTGGCCACCTCCTGTAACTCGGGCTTTTCGGTCGCCATTTAGAAACCCCCTGTGTCCATGCTGCCACCGACGGCGCCCCAGCCCACGTCCTGCTGGACGCGCCCGGCCTGGTAGCCGCTGCGCTGAATGCCGGTGCTGCGAAATTCGATTTCCACCCCGTCCTGGCGGGTGGCGTAGTAGGCCAGGGCCAGCGCGATGGCGCCGTCGCCGTGGCGCTGCTGCTGGCCGGTGCTCTTGGGCAGCCGGGCCACGCCGTCCACCAGCTTGATGGCCCGCAGGTCATCCAGCAGGTGCGAATCCCTGGGGATCTCCAGCTCGCCGTCCTCGAAGGCGGCCTTCAGCGGCGGCATGTGCTCGCGGTACCAGCCCTCGGTGAACTGGATCTCATGGATGCGCGCGCCGTAGTGCTGGGCGGCCACCTCGGCCAGGTAGGCACCGTTACCCCGGGCGTCCAACGCGCCCACGTGGAAGCGCGGGAAGCGGTCACAGGTATAGAACAGCACCTGACGCTGCTGCTCGAACGGCATGTTGCCCAGCTCCACGATGAACGGCACCCGGCGCTTGAGGTCCGCCCCGGTGACCATGGGCGTGATCACGGTCAGGTCGGACACCCGGCCGAAGTCCTCGCCCACCGACACCAACAGATCCGGCGGCAGCTCGGCCAGCAGGGGGCGCAGCTCGCGCTCGCACCAGTCGCGGATCTCCGCCTCGCGCAGGTGCGGCGCCCAGTGCTTGAACTCGTCTTCCAGCGCCAAGCGCAGCACCGGCGGGCCGGCCACCATGCGCGCCTCGATCAGCGCGCGCGACAACCAGGCCCCGGAGCCCTGGGACGGCACCACGTCCAGCTCCTCGCTGGCGGCGTCGCCATAGAAAGCGTACACGCTGTCCATCCACTCGGCCTCGCCGTCGGCCGTCCAGCCCTTGCCCAGGCGCAGGCACACGCGCTGGTACAGGCCCTGGGCCACGGCTTCCTGGAAGGTGATGCGCTGGACGCTGCCCCGGCGCTTGCCGGCGCGGATGTCGTTGATCAGCTCGTTAAAGGGGTTGCGCTCGCCGTTGTGGGTGCTGATCACGCGGACCTTGCCACCCCAGATCAGCAGCGCCAGGGCCGCCTTCAGCAGCTCGTCCAGCTTGTCGTGGAACGCCGCCTCGTCGATCACCACCACGCCCTGCTTGCCGCGCAGGTTGGCCGGGCGGCTGGACAGCGCCACGATGCGGTGGCCGCTGTCGGGGAACTTGATGGTAAAGGTCTTGATGTTCTTGTCGTCGCCGTCGTCTTCCCAGATCCCTTCCTCGACGGTGCTGGCCGCGTGGTTGAACACGCGCGCCCACATGCCGCACGCCTCCACGTACTCGATGGCCATGTCCTGGTTGTAGCCGATGTAATAGACGTTCTGGCCGCCGGCGGCCTTGCTGCTCGCCGCGATCAGCACGTCGTCCGATGCCTCCGCCCAGGTCAGACCCGTGCGGCGCGACTTCTCCGACACCTTCAGCTGGCTATCGTCGGCAATCCACGCCTGCTGGTAGCCCAGCAGCACCGGCGGCGGGGCGTCGGCGTCATGGGTGGCCGGCAGGCGGGCGGGAACGTCGGTCATACCAGGCACCCCATCAGGCCGGCTCGGCCAGTTTGCGCAGCCGCTCGGTGGCCACGGCGTAGTAGTGCGGGTCGATCTCCACCCCCACGAAGGCCCGGCCGGACGCCAGCGCGGCCACGCCGGTGGTGGCCGACCCCATGAACGGGTCCAGCACCGTGCCGCCCTCGGGCGCCAGGCGGATCACCTCCTCCATCAGCGACACCGGCTTGCCCACCTGGTGCAGCTTCTCGCCCTTGCGCGGGGCGCAGCGCACCACGCCAGGCAGTGCCGGCGCCTCCGGGCCGGCCTTGAGGCGCGGCCCCTTGCTCGCGGTCAGGACGAACTCGGCCTGCTGCCGGTGCCAGCCCTTGACCGGCCGGGTGCCCTCGGTCTTGTCCCACACCAGGATGCCGCGCAGCACGAAGCCCGCCACCTGGATGGCGTCGGAGACGGTCGGCAGCTGCCGCCAGTCGCAGAACACAGCGACCACCCCCCCCCCGTTTAAGGGCGCGATAACTGGCGCTTAACCAGCGCTCACACCACAGGCCATAGGCCCGTTGGTCGCGGGTGTCGCCCGGCCAGCTCGGCGCACTGTGCCGCGCGCCGGTGTTCAGGTACTTGTTGCCGGTGTCCTGCACGCGATCACCCCGGAACATGCCTCCGCTTGAATAGGGCGGGTCGGTGATCAGGGCGTCCACCGACTCCGGCGCCAGCTCGACCAGGGTGGTCAGGGCGTCGCCTTGGATCAGCTGGGCGGTGTCGGCATCCAGTGTCTGCATGTTGGTCTTGTCTCCGTTCGGTTACTTGGCGATGCCCAGCAGCTCGCGGCGCAGGTTGTTGACCATATCGGCCGACAGCCCGCCACGCTTGGCCACCTCGGCGGCCTTGTCGGCGGCTTCCTGGGCCACTTCGCGGCGCACCTCGCGCGCCCACTTCTTCTGGCCCAGGCTCATGCGGCCGATGTCGGCCAGGGCGTGGGTGATGCTGGCCATGTACTTGGCGGCCTTCTCCGGCTCGTGCTCGGCCTTGCGCAGGGCGATGGTGATGCGCAGCAGCTGCTCCTGGACGATCCGCGC